TTAAGTCCGCAGCAGTTGTCAACGTATTTTGGAAAGTTCCATTAATAGTTGGGTGAGCTGTGTTGAAAAGAGTTACACCATCACCTGAATTGAAACTTCCTCCAGGTAAACCATTGTTTAATGGTGCAGCTGCTTTAACTTGTTTAGTTTGAGCCATAGATCTTGCCAAAGCTTTTGTATATCTTGAAGCAAGTCTGTCATACAAGTTATCCTCAATCGCTTCCTCAGTGATAGAGAACCCAAGAGCTACTGTCTCGTGAGTATATCTAGCTGTGAAAGTTTCTTGAGCAGAGTCGTACACAATACCAGAACCTTCTGGTTTAACTTGTGCTTGACCGAAACCTGACAACATAACTTCTTCTTCAAAAGCTCTGTCAGATGACTCAGTTGTGTATATTTCAGCATGTTCTTGTTCATACTGTTTATACTCCAGGCCGAATAAAGCATTCAAACCTGGCTCTAGTTCTTTGACTAGTTGATTACGTGATATCGCCATAGTTTATTACTCCTTATTAGATACCTGTTTGAGTGTTATAGAAGTGTTCGTTGATTACAACTCTCCAAACAACGTTTGCAGATGTTAAATCATCGTTCTCTTCGTCTCTTGACACTCCTACGATTTTTAATTGTTGAGTAGTCGTATTCAAAGTACTGTCATCTAGAGTTGTTCTAGAGATGTAATTTGGACTTGCTCCAGCTAAATAAGAGATTTCAGCTGTGTTACCAACATCTGTTTGAGCTGATGCACCCGCATTGTTAGATCTAATTTCGTAGACCTGATTTGGATCATCAGTAACAAACGCAACTATATCAGTAGCTGTATTAGAGCCTTGAAGATAGTTTTGGAATGTTGGCTTATTAGTTGTTGCGTCAGTGTAGAACACTCCGTTTAACGAACCTAGGTTGTGAGTAGTAGCTGCTGCTGCAACTGCTGCTGTACCTGTAGCTGCCATAGCAACCATATCTTGGTTGTAGATAGCTGTTGCAGATGCTGCAACTGGGTACTCACCTAGACCGCCAGCGTCGTAATTCTGACCGACTTTTTTTAATGGTTTCAAACCGAAACCAGTCGATGAACTATTAGCCATAGTCTTTTCTCCTTATATGTACCTGCCCCTAAGGGCCTCCAGTACGGTTTATTTGTTTCGCTGGTTTCTAAAAATGTTTAAATCTTCTTAGAGCCACCGAAGGTTACACGAGTATTTCTATCTACATCGATAGGCATACTCTTATGCTGTTCCTTCGCGAGTTCGGCGTCAATTGCAGCTTGTTGTTCTTGAGCTTGTCTTTGATAATACTCAGCTCTTTGCTGCGCGATCTCCTCAGGTACCCTTGTCAGCACAAGGCCTCCGTGCCCGATCACCCCTGCGTATTTGCCGTCTTGTACTACGGGAAAATCTTCTTCTGGATATTCATCTGCTCGAACTAATTCGTAACCAGATCTTAAACGACCTTGTACGTTTTTAGTATCGACAAATCCGAGAATCTCTACCCTGACCCATCTGTGTCTGTAGCCGTTCGGCGCGTTGGGCGTATCTAAGTACGATGGTGGAGTCCAAACTTTTGGTCTCTCTTTTGGAGCTACCGTTTTTGCTTGTGCTTCTACTTTCGTAGAATCACTTTTTCTAGTTTGACTCGCACGAGTTGGTTGTTTCTTTTCTTCCATATGCCTATACCTCCTTCGTGTTCATAAGTTGTTTCGCATATTCTTCTAGTGGCACTCCTAATTTTTTAGCAATTGCTACTTGTGAGGAAGTGAGTCTCACAGATTTACGACTAGTCTTTGGACTACGCGTTGCAGAGGCAACGGTTTGTGTAGGTTTACTAGTTTGTTTAACCTCAGGTTTATCAAATTTATGCGGAAATTCAAGTCTTATTCTTTTATCAATTTCTGCATAATATTCTTCAGACCTAGGGTCAATTCCTTCTTCTTCAGTAAGTTTTCTGTGTAAATCGAACGCAGTATACGTCATTGCACTATCCTTACCGAACCATTCATTGTTTTCAGCCCAAGCCTCTGCCCTTGGATCAGGGGGAGTTTGAACTTGTTGTTGTGGTTGTTGATATAATTGTGGGTTTTGAACAACTTGTTCTTTAGCCGCTGTTTCTTGCATTTGTTGTGCAGTTTTTAATTCAGCTAATTTACCTTGTTCATAACCTAATTGAGAGATAGCAGTTAGTGCTTCTGTTTCAGCTTTAGGGTCATCGTTTTGTCTTGCTGCTCTTAATTTCTCTTGAGCCGCTGCCAAAGAAGAAGTAATTCTTCCTTCCATTTCTGAAACATAATTTTTATCTAAAGAATCTGCTGTAGATTTAAATCTGTCTCTTTCCCTTTTAACACTTTCAGCAAAACGCAAAGCTTCTTCTTTTTGCCTTTCGGCTTCACGCATTCTTTTTGTTAATTTAGCTATTCGCTTCTTAACACCTTCAGAATACTCTTCAATCTGCTTACTGTTGTCTTCTTGTTTATCACCTTCTTGAACAGTAGATTGCTCCACAGGTTTCTCAGATGAGTCATCGGCGCTACCACCGTCTTTAAGTTCTTTTGTATCATTACTTGTGTCCTCCGTAGATTGTTCTACAATCTCTTCTGTTTGTTCTTCTGGCAGTTCTATTTCCGCACCCGGACCAGATGTGTCAATATCAACTGTTTTGTTTTCTTCTTGCATAGTATCTCCTATGATTGTTAAAATTCGTGGTATATACTTTCAGGACTATCCACGGTTGCTAAAACTTCATCATCATTGAGAAGTCTTATCTCGCCCCCATCTATTTTAATTCGTGATCCTGCATATCTTGCAAAGATAATCCAATCACCTTTCTTACACCAAGGACCTTCTGGGTATCTTTCTTTATCATAGCAGTGTGGGCCCATATCTAAAACTAAACCACAAGTCGATGCTACTTGTGATCGTTCAACTGTTGTATCTGCTAATAATATTCCGCCTTTAGTTTTTTCTTTTTGTTTAAAAGGTAAAACTAAAATTCTCCAACCTGTAGGTTTAGGTAATTTTTCTTTTTCTAAATCTTTTTCTTCTTTTTTAACACCAACAAGTTCTTTATTTGGTAGAACTATCTTTGGATTTGATGCTGATGATTGTTCCGTTTTCGTCATTTTGCTCCTTTTGTTTTAGCAGGCTAGATATCTCCTGTAATAAGTACTGATAGGTACGTATCTGACCTAACATATACTGGTATTTTTCCATATTGTCAACACCACCAGAAACCATGGCAGTGACAACATCGTCATGTCTTAACTTAATTACTCTTCTTATTTTTTCTACGAATTCCATTCTTTTTACCTTTCATTGTTAATTTAGACTCTATATACTCGAAAAAACTATCAAGTCCACCTAATATTTTATACATGAAATTATCAAACATTAGCAATTCCACTTTCTAAGTGACTTATTAATTCTTGAATTTGGGTCTCTTGCTGTTTTAGCTGAAGTTAATCTTTTTTTCATTCCAGTCATTCTAGCACAAAAACTTTTTCTACGATTCGCAGCTTTAGATCCTGCTTTTAATTTTGATGGTTTAGTTGTAACTGCAGTTTTTAATTTTGATCCAGGGTTTGCTGCTCTATAAGATGCAACTCCTTTTTTATTTAAACCACCACTAGGTGATTTACCTTCTTTTCTTTGCCATGCTGGTGTCTTTGCCATTATTTTTTCCTCGTAAATGTTTTAACATTTTTAGGTTTAGGTCCAGTATTACCTGCAGCTCTTTTTCGTCTGACAGCACTCGCCTTTTGCGAGCTTGTCATTTGTGTGGCTTTTGCAAGTGGGACGCACTTTGGATATTTTCTCTTGCTTCCCTTGGATCTCCCGCACGGTTGATATTTTCCGTTCTTCTTCGGTGCTCCAATGTCCACCCATTTCTCGGATACCCATTTACGTAAACCTCCTTGAGCCATTATTTTTTCTTTTTCTTTTTTCCACCTGGTTTTATTTTACCAGAACATACAGCTGATCCGTACATATTTGCATATGCAGATGGATACACTTTAAATTTTCTTTTAGCTGCTGCTTTTCCTTTTGCACAAAGTTTAGCCATTATTGACAAGATAAACATTCATCAGAATCTGAATCTAATGCTGCTAACGCCTCCTCTTTGCATTGCTTGCTACAAAAATTATCAAACTCATCTTTTGAATCAAATGCTTCTTTACATTGTTGGCACTGCTTTCTCATTACTTAGCTCTTCCACCATTCTTCATGTAACCCATTTTGTTTCTAATTTTTTGGGGTAATTTTTTTAAACCTTTTTGAGATGGCTTTATTTTTTTTAAAGCTTTACCACCTTTTTTCATCATAGGTCTTTTCATCACCATTGTTCCCGGCATTATTTTTTTCTCAGTGCTTTTCCATATCCACGCTTAGCTTTACCACAGCCAACTCTACCACCTTTTTTAAAAGGCATTAGATCACTAAAAGGTCTAATAGGTTCCTTGTCTGTATAAATAGAATATGGGTTTCTTTTAGGCATATATTTAACACCTGAACCACCTCTCATAATATCATCTTCATATACTCTTGGTGCGGGTCTTATTGCACCTTCACTAGCTTCATACATTGGTTCAGATATAGGTAAATCTAATTCAACATTTGCTTGGTTTCTTTTTCTATTACTTAAAGCTTTTCCAATACCAGCTATTGCTAAACCGGCCCCTAGAGCTTTAAGTGCTTTTTTTATTTTTTTCTTAGCCATATTTATTTCCTTTTAATTAAATCAGTTGCTTTTAATCCGTAAACGCTTGCAATGACACCTACGAAAATCGTTTGATACCAAAATGGTAGCTGTGAAAAGTATTCAAAGAATAATTGCATCTTTTCCATAGCTGCCGGATCATCCGAAAACACTGCCCATGATAATAACGCAATTGGAGCCGAAAGTAAAACTAAAATAAATTCGTCTTTCCAGTCCGAATTTCTTGATTCTAATAATTTGCCCTGATATTCCGCTTCTCCGTTCGCCATTTTTTCTGCATGACGCATTTGTGCGTCCGCCATAAGCATTTTAGTTCTTTGACGGTTTTTAAAAATGTGAGAGCCAGCTTGAGCGGCTAATTTAATAGCGCTAAACCACATGTTAGTACCAAGTAGCTTTTCTTT